GGGCGTTCGCTGCGGTCCTGCTGCTGGCCTCCTCCCAGCAGGGTGACATTGCCACTCATCCCAACGTCGAGCTTCATGTAGACGGCGCCGTCCTTGCCGGACTTGGCACCGGCCTCGCCCGAAACGCTAATCACCGTTCCCTTCGTGACGTACTGCGCCAGCGCCTCGCCACGCTTACCCCACACTGCGACGTCGACCCAAAGCGTCTGCTTCTCGCCGTTGCGCCGTTGATCCAAGGCCACGGGGAAGTTCAGGACTGCGGTGTCTCCGCTGGTGCGGCGCAGTTCCGCGTCACGGCCGACGCGGCCGGCGATGTTCCAATTGTTCATGCCGCTTCCCTCTGTGTGTATTTGTTGACGATGGCCGAAAGCTCGGCGATGAAATCATTGACCGCGACGGACAGGCCGGCGATGTATTCCTCGTCCCGGTGCACACGCTTGATGAAGATCGGCAGGCCCGGCCAGTAGCTCACGAAGTCGCACCACTGCCGGCCGCTGATCCAGAGCTGCCCCTGCACCTGGGCGACGTGCTCCGGCGGGAGGCGGTCGGCCTCCAGGCACTCGATCTGCAGGTACGGGAGCTTCGTCTTGATCTCGAGCAGGCCATACGTGCCGATCAAAGAGTCAGGGCTCGCGCCGGCTCCGCCGCGCCGCATGAATCCGATCTGCTGGGGTTCGGCCCCGGTGATCAGCGCATAGGCGTCGCGCGCCTCGGGCTCCAGCAGCTTGCCGCGCTCTGTGTGACGGTTTCCCTCCCACTTGTCGGCGACTTCGCCGGTGATGGCTTCGCCGGCCAGCGTCAGCAGGTACTTGCGGCGCGTCACCGACTCGCCGCCGCCGCGCCCCTTGGCCATGACCGTCGCGAACTCGCTGGCGGTCACGATGTTGCGGCGCGCCTCGAACCATTCAGGCGTGCCCTGCTCGCAGTGGAAGACCTCAAGCGGCGGAAGCATTGACGCCTCCGGGCTTCTTCGCCGATAGAACTTCTTTGCACCTGGCAAACCAGCTTTGCGGGATATCTGAAATGCGCTCGACCTTAGCCCACTCCAAGAACTTCGCGCGGTCGCGTCCGTTCGCTTCGATCAGGTCTTGCAGAACGGCTTTCTGCTGCTCAGTCAGTGTCGCTTCCTGCTGGCCTGAGCCGCGCCCGTCATCTTCCTGCATGTCGCTGGCGGCCAGGCCGAGTGCAGCCATCAGCGTGTAGCGCTGCAGGTAGGTCACGGCGCTGGCGACCTGCTGGATCTGGTTTTTCTTGCCGCTGTCGTCGGGGCGCGACTGCAAGACAGTGCGCTCGCTGTGCCCGAGTTCGTGGGTGACGATGCAGGCGACGGTGATCAGCCCTTCGCTCTGCGTCACGTCCCAGCGGTGCGACAAGCCGTGCTGCCCCATGCCGGCGACCGCAGCGTCGACCACATCGGCGAGCGTGGCGTGGCTGAATCGTGCAGCGCCCGGGATGTTGACCTGCTTGGTCTTCAGCACGCGCACCGGCTCCGACTTGAAGGCCGCCATCGCGGCGACGTAGGCCTTGCGCGCCTCGTTCGTCTCCCAGCGCTCTTGCAGCTGCATAAGCTTTTCGAGCTTGTCCATGTCGGCGCCCTGGCTGACTGCGATCTGCAGCAGATGGGCCGGTGTGGCCGCCGCCGTGGGCAGGTTAGCGGGCTGTTCCCGCATGGCTTCAAGTGCGCTCACTGCTGCCACCCCCGCGCGATCGTCGGATACTGGAAGGCCACGCCAGCGGCGGCCAACTCGCGCGGCGTCGCAGCGCCACCGCCAGGAAATCGGATCAGCATCTCGTCTCCCTCTCGCGTGTAGATCAGCGGCTTGCCGTCGACGGTTGCGTACTCGTCGCGGTGCCAGGGTTCGGTTCGCGTCACGATCAACCCTCCTTAGCCAAAGCTGCAGCCAGCTTGCGGGTGGTGATGTGGTCGCCCTCGCCAAGCTCGGCCAGCAGGCCGACGGCTTCCTCTGCAGCTTCGCGAAGCGTGGCGCCGGCGATCTCGGCAGCCTCGCGCGCAGCCTCTGCGGCTGCAGCTGCCTCGCGTGCGGCCTGGGCCTGCGCCTCTGCCGCCTCGCGGGCGACGCGCTCGGCTTCGCGCTGGCGCTCCAGCTCTGCCCGGCGCGCGTCCTCTTCGGCCTTGCGCTGGGCTTCCTGCGCGGCCCGCTGTGCGGCTTCCGCTTCCGCCTGGGCCTTGGCTGCGGCCTCCTGCTGCGCGCGCAACTGGGCCTGCTCCGCTTCAACCTTGGCGCGGTGCTCGGCTTCGATGCGAGCCTGTTCCGCTGCAGCCGCCTGCCGCTGAGCTTCCAGCTCGGCGCGCTGGCGCTCCAGTTCCGCACGCTCGGCGGCCAGCCGCTCGGCTTCGATCCGGTCGGCTTCGGCCTTGGCGGCAGCTTCGGCGGCGCGCTGGGCTTCGGCGGCTTCGCGCTGCTCGGCGTAGGCGATCAGCTTTTCGGTGGTGTCGATCGCTTCGGCCTGCGCGGCAATGGCGACCGGCACGAACTCGGCGAAGTCCTCGCCGATCACGATGGCTTGCAGTTCTGCGAGCGAGCGGCGCAATGCTTCGGACGAAGCATCAGCGACGCACGCCGGAGCCTTGTGAATCTCGGCGATGCGCTTCTGGATCGCCTCCACGCGCTCCTGCTCGGCCCGGATCTTCGCCTGCCGCTCTGCCTCGCGCGCCGCGTCCCATGCGTCCTGAAGAGCCTGCAGGCGGGATTCCTCGGGCTCGATCACGGCCACCAGCTCCTTCTCGGCGGCGATCACGGCCTTGCTGTACGCGGTCGCGTCCTCGCGGGCATCCTTGCCGCGGCGCTGGATCTCGACGCGGGTGTTCTTCAGCTCGATTCGCGCGCGTTGCGCTTCTTGGTAGCCGGCCGGGCCGGTAATGTCCGTGATGCGCTCGGACTTCGCGGCCAGCCCGGCGAGCTTGGCCTTCGTTTCGTCATACGCGAGCACGGTCTTCGCGCGCTCGATCGGTGCAAGTTCGGTAGTCATGTGCTCTCCGTCAGTTCTCCTTGCAGCTGGCGCAGCGCCAGCCTTTGTTGACCTTCTGACCTGCGTATCGGTAGCTCTGGCAGCCCTCGCAGTGGGCATAGCCCGTCCTGCGCACTGGCATGTCGAGGTTGACGCCGGGGTTCCTCATTCGTGCCTTCTCGCGGCTCAAGGCGAACGGGGTATGCGCCCAAGACTCGGCTCGCCCTTTCACCTGATCAGCTCCCGCGGATCCACCTGCTGCGACTTCGGCAGGCCGTGCACCGCGCTCGGCTGGAACGGCCACGCGCCAGGATCGATGCGCTGCTCTACGGTGGTCTGTCCATAGAGGGCCATCCAGCGGTGAAGGCGCTGCCGGCGAGACAACGGCGGAAGCGGGCGACAGCCTCGCGCCGTGCGCTCGACAAACCCGATGCGCTCAGGGCGCGCCGTCCGATACAGCGTCGCGACCAGCACGGCGACGATCGGGATCAGAATCAGGGCGGTCATGCAGCCGCACCCCCGAACAGATCCTCCTGCGAGGTCGCCATCTGCAGGTTCCGCGCGGCCTGCTCGAAGTAGCTGGTTTTCAGCTCGGCGCCGACGAAGCGCCGGCCCATCTGCAGGCTGACGTAGCCCTCCGACCCGATGCCCATGAAGGGCGACAGCACAACGCCTCCGGGCTTCGTCCAGAGACGGACGCCGCGCCGGATCACTTCGAGCTGCAGCGGGCAGATGTGCCGCTCGTCGTCGTGCTCGCGCGCGCTCCGGAATTGCAGGGTGTCGTTCGGATTGATGTCCATCCAGACCGGGCTGGCGAGGCGCTGCCACTCGTCAACTGGCAGGTCGGCGTGAGCGACGCGATCCTCGACTTCTCCCGGCGTCCGCATCGTGACCAGGTAGTCGGCGATGCCCTGCCGGCTCATGGTGGCGTTGGTGCGAATGGTCTTGTGCAGCAGGCCGAGCGCCTTGGTGCGCTGCATGGCGGTCACGGGGTCTTTCCAGATGCAGACCTCGCTCGCGTAGATGAAGCCGTGGCGCTGAAACGCGCGGATCAGGTCGCCGCGAAAATCCTTGAGCCCGATGTACCCGTCGCGCTCCTTGCTGGTCGGGAGCTGCATGCAGTGAAAGCTGACGTTGTGGCCGGGCTTGATGACGCGCGCCAGCTCGCGCACCAGATGATCGAAATGCGCGAAGAACTCGGCATCATCGCGGCAATTCCCCATGTCGCGCGGGCTATTGCTGTAGGTGTAGAGACTCGCGAACGGCGGGCTGAAGATGCTGTAGTCGACGCTCCGGTCGGGCAGCCCGGAGACCACTTCGACGCAATCGCCATGGAACGCCGTCCAGTTCTCGCCAGACGCTTGGTTGATGACTTCGATCACGCTGCTTCCTCGGTTTTGATCCACGCCGGCAGCGCTGCTTTGCGCTTGGGCAGGTAGGTGTTGGTCATGCGGGTGCTGCCGGTGACGGCTTCCATCACGGCGCCGCGGGTTTCGGCAGAGAGCGCTTCGGCCATGGCCAGCGCATCGGTTTCCTTGCGCTGCAGGTTCGCCACGACTGCGCCCTCAAGGTCGCTGGCGAAGATGTGGACCTCGACCTCGCGCCGCTGTCCGAAGCGCCAGCAGCGGCGGACGGCCTGGTAGTAGGACTCCCAGCTATCGGTCACGCCCACGAAAGCCATGCGGGCGCAGTGCTGCCAGTTCAGGCCGAAGCCGGCGATGCTGGGCTTCGTGATCAGCACGCGGATGCGGCCGTGCGCGAAGTCCATCAGTCGCTGCTCTTTCAGGTCGGCGTCATCGCTTCCGCGGATCTCGACAGCGCCCGGGATGGCAGCCTTGAGCGCGTCGCCCTCGGCGTTCAGGTCGCACCAGACGATCCACGGCTGCTGGTCTGCGTTGACCATCGCCGCGCATGCCTCGACCCGCTTAGCCAAGCTGCGCTTGCGGGCGTCTCGGCGCTCGCTCAGCGTGTTGGCCTCAAGGGCAAAGAGCATCCCCGTCTCGCTTGAGTCGTGGCTGTCATCTTTGACCGTGTGCTGGCTGACCCTGAGCGCGGGCAGCTCATACCGGCCGCCGTCGAACCCAAGATCAGACGGCTTTCGGACCAGCGCGGCCCAGCTCGCCACCCAACGCCAGAACTGCTCTCGGGCGTGGCCCTTGATGCGCCATGTCTGCGTCTCGCCGCCGTCGTGGACGAAATACTCGGAAAGCATCTCGACTTGAGTGCAGACGCCGAGGAACTGCGCATGCGTGCCGAGTTCCGTCCAGTCGTTCGGGGCCGGCGTGGCCGTCGCGCACAGCTTGAACGGGGTCTGCGCGAACGCTTCCAGCAGGATCTGCAGCGTCTTGCTGGTGTGGTGCTTGATGACGCTCGACTCATCGAGAACCACCGCACCGAAGCGCGAGGTATCGAAGCGATGCAGGCGGTCATAGTTCGTGATCGTGATGCCCGGCTCGACTTCCGCGCCGTCCTTGCACTGCTTCACGGTGACGCCGATCGCCTGGCCTTCCTCCACGGTCTGAGCTGCGACAGCCAGCGGCGCGAGGATCAGAACGTCATGGCCGGTTGCGGCGTGGACTGCATGAGCCCATGAAAGCTGCATGCGGCTCTTGCCGAGGCCGGTGTCGGCGAAGATGGCGGCACGACCGCGGCCAAGCGCCCAGCGCACAAGGCACTCTTGGAAGTCAAACAGGCCGGCAGGCAGCGCAACGCTGAGCGCATCGGCAAGGCCAGTCGGCGGGACTCGCGTCAGCTTGCGCGAGACGAAATCGGCATAGCTCATTCGCTGTCACCCCCGCCGCCGGCGATAGCAGCGCCAGCCAGTCACGGCCACGAAGGGCGCGAAGCACAGCAGGATCAGGGCGAGGACGGATTCGGCGCTCATGCGGCACCGCCCTGCGCCGTGTAGGCGCGCAGGCCGCGGTTTCCGGCCTGGATCGCGAAGCCGGCGCTTTTGCCCTGCATCAGAGCGCGCACAGTCATGCGACGACGCGCGGCAGTTTCTTCGTGGCTGAGTTGATAGTCGGCGCAGCGCTGCATCACGACGGCGCGCGCAGCAACGGCGCCAGCGAAGTTGTGGATCTGAATCACAGCCATGACAAAGCCTCCGCGATCAGGTGACAGGCGTAGCCCAAGGCCACGGACCAGATGAACAGGCCGCCCAGCGCGCCGAACAGCAGGCCGCGAGTGGCTTTGATGTGGGTTTCGTCGGGGCGGTTCATGCAGCAGCCTCCTGCGCGCTCTGCCCGCCGAAGCTGACCTTCAGCGCCATCAGCGTCTTGGCCAGCGGGTCCGCCTGCTGGTAGCTGCGCAGGGACCGGACGCGGGCGAGCTCGCGGCGGCGCGCTGTATCGGCGACGGCTTCCTGCAGTTCCTCGCGCAGCCGCAGCCAGCGCAGGTTCCGATCGCACTCGACCTCGTTCCCGCACTTGATGCGCTCGCGCAGCAGGTCGGCGCCGATGCGGCACAGCGCGATATTGATCTGCCGCGCTTCGTCCATTGTCCGGTGCGAAAAGGCCGGGCTGTTGGAGTCCGGCAGGCTGCGCAGTTCGAGGCGCAGGCGATGCCGGCTGTAGCGCAGGGCGTGGGTCCAACTGCGGCGCTTCATGCCAGCACCTCGGCGCGGTCGCGAAGTGCTGCGAAGTCATCAGCAGTGCGCTCGGCGTCACGCGCCCACTGGTCACACTGCGCGGCCTGACGCAGCCAGCGGGCGTGCCCCTCGCGGTCGCCGAAG